GAGACAGAACCCAATCTTGACTTGAATGTTCTTGTGGTTGCGTTAGCCTCTGTAGAAGCCTTGTAGTTATCATCAATATCGATGATAGCAAGAGCATCAGCGCGGTTTTCACATGCTGTAATAACCTTGTCTGTGATAGCACTATTACGGACGCCTGGTACAACGATCATGTTTGTTTCAAGCATGTTTGGATCAGAAGCCAAATCGATTGCAATTTCAAGAGCGTTGTATTCTGCACTTGTCTTGTTGGTGACACCAGAGAGTCTTCTGTATTGGAAAGGTTCTGCTTCTTGGATGTTTAGACCATCAGAGCCACCTTGGAAGAGTGCTGTGAAGCGTGCGAAACCAGCATTGATGACTGACTTATAGCCAGAGTCGCTGCCTGTGGTAGAGGCATTTAGGGCTGTCTTAGAAGTACCAGCAGCACGGGAACCGCTTAGGTAGTAAGCTTGGTTGTTGTTGCTTCCACCGATGATAAGATCATCAAGTGAGAATACCCATTGATGCTCAAATACTGAAGTGGAAGATAGACCACCAATACCAATGTTTTGGTTCTCGTCAATGCCGTATAGTCTTAGGCAATCTGGAACGCTGGCATCATAACGGCTTGAATCTGCGCTAATTGTTGTACGAGCGCCGAAGTAAGCCTTGGTTGGATCTGTGATGGAACCATCGGAAGCAGATAGTCTTTGTGAAGTACCTGGGAATACGACGGAAGAAGTAAAGGTACTAGCACCGCTAATATAAGAATCGGTTCTGCTCGCAAATACGAAACTACCGTGTCCGATCATGCTAACAAGTGTACCAGCAGTTGTACCGGTTCTTAGTTGAGAAACAGTCTTTGGACGAATGGGACCATAGACACCAAAAGGTAGAAGCTCTGCTCCCAATAGACCTTCTTCTAGTGAAGGGTTAACTTCAACACGGATGTAACGTGATTGGTTATCGTATTGACCATACTCTTTGTTGATACGTTGTGTATAATCAAACTTTCTGGTCTTGTCGCCAATACGAGCGCCGATGTAGTCTGGTGAGCCTGGGTTTAGGTTCACGTTATCAAATCTTTCTAGGATAGTTGGGTTGCTGTCTGTATCACGAATGCTACGGACAACAACGCTGAACTTGCCGTAAGGTTCAACATCAGCATTTGGAGAAATTTGTAGGTTCTCAATAGAAACCTTGATATTCTTTTGAGTCCACTCACCAGCGTCTAGACCGTGGAAACGGAATAGCTTGGTCATATTGTCGTAAGAATAAGAAGCTGTATCTGTATTAAGATCTTGCGAGAAGAACCAACCAGTTCTAGCATCAATGATATTAGAATCTGTACGCATTGAGAAGTTAGGACTGAACTTCATTCCGTTGTAAGCATAACCATCAGATAAGGTTGAACCAGTTGTCCTAGCGACAGGTGAAAGCCAAGCAAATACTTCGCTAAATGAACCTGTTAAAATTTGTTGAACTTGTGTCTCGTAAGTTTCACCTAGCCAATATACTGCTTCATTTTTGGTTAGAGATGTAGAATCAACAAGAATAGTATTTGTCAATACTGGGTTTGTATTAAAGACGTTTCTTGCAAACTGTGAACTATCTCTATCAAGGTTGAACTTGAACTTGATTGGGTTGCCGTAAGCGTTTGTGGAATAAATTTGTGCGGTGAGTTCAACAGCAGCATTTGTACCACTAAAGCGGATAACTTCGTTGGAGCCTGTACCGGCTGCACCAGTTCTGTCTAGAGTACCAGAAAGAGTAATACCACCCTTTGTGACGTAAAACACAGCAGCTAAGGTAGCGGTATGTGGAACAGTACCTGAAGGGGCAATGAACAAACCATAAGCACCACCACCACCGGCAGTACCGTAAGAAACAGCAGTAGGACTAGAGCCACCAGAATAGTCATATGTGGTCCAACCAGCTTCACCGCTAACATCGGTTGTTTCTGCATGTGGAATACCGAGAAGACGAACGTAGTTTACTGGTCCGACACCAGCAGCTAGATAAGCTTGTGCGCCATAAACACCGTATGTGGGTCCAGCAAAAGTAGAAGCTCTGTAGTCAGAGTCAATACCACCGGCTACTGGAGTGCCGAATTGGTCAACGAAATCGGAAAACGATTCAACCTTGACCGGATGCATTGCGCGACCTTTTGTAGCACGACCGATAATGGTTGGACCAATTGCACCTGGGGGTTGAGGAATTTGGGAGTTATCGATCTCGTTGAGAAAGATACCTGGTGAAACAAACTTAAAACTATTAGCTGGCATAGAATTCTCCTCTATAGAAACTTCATAAATAAATAGTTATTATTGCCGTCAAACGTCTTTACTGTTAGCGTTTATAGAAAGAACGCGAGGTATAATTTGGTTCTTCTCCTAGTATTACTTGTTCTTTTCCAATTTTGAACTGCACAGCATTTTCTCTTACAGCTATCTTTGGTCTATCGGCGTTGGCAGCTTCGCCCAATAAATAACCAAGAACTCTTATTTCTATATCTGTTTTGTATATTCTTTCTTCATCTTGAAAGGACTTTACGTTATAGCTTTGCCCGAAGCTGCCCTGAATAAACGCTTCGTATTTGTGCCCTTCGTTCTTTATAGATATAGCAGTTATCTGCCCAGTTCTGGTAAGGAAAGGAGTTATCAAGTCATTTATCTGTTGTTGATATTCACTTCTCAATGTAATATTGTATTTGACTTCAATATATGTTGGGATAGGCATTGATAGGGTTTCATACACAACCTTAGAGTTTGAACCTGGATAGTTTTCTTGTCCTGGTCCTCTGCCGGAAGTTAAGGTAGGAACTGTACGACGTTTATCAGCATTGACGAAGTTGGCTGTTTTATCTTGTTTGATACGACGAGCAACTTCAATAGCTCCTCCCTTCTCGTCGGCAATGTTGCCAAGATGAGCCGATGCAACACCTTTGAAGTTTGGGTCTTTTGCAATGCTAGTTCTTTCTAAAGTCATCATAGGAAAAATCAAAAAACCGTTATCATCTCTAAGTTCTTTCTTATTCTTTATTTGGTTGGACCTTTCTGATGCAACCCAAACAACAGGAACTTTCTTGAACCCTTTGTTTGTCTGAACGTGAAGGTTCAAAGTTTCGTTGAGATAGTTATACATTGCCACATCAATTGTTTCAATTGTGGAAGGCATCATTGTGACTTCACGAAGAATTCGCTCAGCATCCTTGATACCAGTATGAGAATACAACTCTTCTGGTGGTTTGTCTGGTGGTGTCTTAGGTGGCATCGAAAAGTCCTTGTCTTGAAATTCCGCAAGTTGCCTTCACTTCAAGCGAATTACCAATTTGACCGAACAACTGTTTTGGTTCTTCAAGAGTGAATATTTCATAATATAAACCGTCATATCTTAGGAAGTCACCTTCACGAACAAAAAGGTCTTGGTCTTCCTTTAGTCTTCTACGATGAAAGTGGACAATAATTTCTGACTTCTTGTCCATGCCAAAGCCCTCAGTCATTGTTGAGCCATAAGAAGACCATTCAACCAAAGCATAAATTCTTATTGGCGGAAGGAAGTTCTTTACTATCGCTTCCCCATAAAGAGGATGATAGTTGGTCGTAATGTGGTCAATAGGATAATAGAACACCTCTTGACCAATAACTCTTTCCAGAAGCTCGTCGTTGACTTGCTTAACAAGATCTTTCTCCTTTTGTCCCAAGAACAAAGGAGGTGGTGCGTATTCTGGCTCGGTCCATTTATTGTGAGTCATTCATCACCCTTGATAAATGAGAAGTGGTAGTTTCTCTTGAACCTTAGTCGTGCTATCCATAATGGTAGCATTTATCTCGGCAAGCTTGGCGTAAGTCAATTCATCTAGAGTTGTCTTCAATTCTTCTTTAAGTTTCTCTTGTTCTTCTCTTGCTGAAGAAATAAGATCGCCACCATTTAGATTTACGCTATCGCCTGGAATTGGGATGGTCGCAAACTTAGAACGAATAAGACCAAGGGTTTCTTTTACCAATGCCAAAGCATAGCGACGAATCCATTGCTTGCCAATAGCATTGATGTTTTGATAAGGAAGGTTATCAAATGGCAAGGTGTTCATGTTTGAGATGCCTTGCTCATTTCCTTTCACACTTCCAGACACACCAGGAACAGCAGCCCAAGGATCAACGCCATTATCAAATGTAAATTCAAACCACATGTGGCTAACAATTCCAAGCTGTGGAATTGGGAAGATTCTCATTTTATTGTTGAATATTTCGTATGAATAATGGGATAGTCTTGTGTATAAGTGGTCTTCATAAGCCATTGCCTGAAGTTTATTTTGCCAAGCTGGAATGATTTCAAAAGTAGTATCGTCGGCAAACTGACCATAATAGTTCAGATTTCCAACAACATTCAAGCCACCATAGTAACCATAAAATCTCCAGACTGCTGCTGGACTTTTATAAAACACTCTTCTGATAGTAATGCGGTTTGAGCTTGCACTTACAAACGAAGCCGAATAAGCAACAGGAGCGCCAGTAGCTGGTTCTAGATTATTTGTTACATTGTCTGTTATTATTTGTTGTAAATCATAATCTTGTTGATCGTTAACAAGATTAAACGATGCTAGGTAATGTGGAGTTGTCCCACCAGCAACACCAGCCTCGTTTGCCATTCCAATAGAAACTTGTTTTGCGTATCCAACTTCAAATCTTGGATAGCGAAG